CTGTCTGCCCTGGTATCTCTATGTAAGGTATTTCCTTCGGTCTTGCCATGCTCCGGATTTCCCGGACGGTCATATCTGGAGTTACCTGCTCCAACTGCTCATCATCAAGCCCAAGCATCTCCTGAAGCTGTGCTTTGCTGAAATCCCTGTACCGATCATCCAGTATGGGGCTGTTGCCTCCCTTGGAAAACCGGATGCACCGGTCTATATAGCGTTTGGTGGTTGACCGGCTGAAACCGAACTGCCTGGCAGCATACTCATTGATATCGCTGTATCCGTATTCCTGGAACTGATTACGATCCCGCACATACATCAGCCAGTACCCGATGGATATCACACTTCTGGCGGCCGTCTTAAGGTCTGTATGTATGTACCGCCCGATCTCATCCAGTGGGATCTCCATCTGGTACCACTCCGGGCCTGTATGGTCAATGGTTCCTGTCTCAGGAACCATGGTATTCTCATCTTCCATCTGTCTCCCCCTCTCTCAAAAACTCCCTCGTCCGCTCCATCATGATCGCATCATAGTCCACATCCCTTTGTTCAAAGTTGTGGAACCGGTTGGACGATGGACCGGGAGTCTTTTCGCAGGCAGGTTTCCCCTCTGTCGGGTTCCGGTAGTTCCCATCCAGCACCTTTGCCATATTGGCATCAGCAATCAGCCAGTCAAACGTAGCTGACCAGTTCCTGCGGTTTTTGCCCTTCAAAAAGTCACTTTCCTCCGCAGTCTCAAAAAGCCGACGGAAGTCCTCAACGGTATATCCTGCCCTCAGTCTCGCACGGATCGCCTTCTTCCTCGCTTCCGACAGCTTCACCAGGCGGGGATACGACCCGCAAACGGAATTATATAATTCTCGAATCGTGGTGATCTGGGAGGAAAAGTCGTCCGGCTTTTCTGGTACCTCTTCAGAGGTACTCTTTTTATTTTGTTTTTGTTTATGTTTATATATGTCTGCGCTTTGTACTTCGCTTTCTACTACGGGAAATACTTCGCTTTTTACTTCGCTATATACTTCGCTTTTTACTACGTTTTTGAAAGTGAAATACACCATTTTGTATTTATTAGGGCTTCCTTTTCTGCCCTTCTGGTAGATGATACGGCCAGCCTTTATGAGTTCGTCCCTCGCCTTGATGAATGTGGCTTCTCGACCCATTGACATGGCTGCCATCAATCTCAGGTTATCTACTATAACCCACTCGCTCCACCCGCTCCGGTTGAAATAGTTCATCATCTTGTACCATAACAACTGCGACGGGATCGGTAAGTAGTTAGTTTCGAGCCATCGTTCGAAGGCTATGATCTCTGCCAGATAATTGATCTCCATGTAGGCTGTCACCTACCTCTCTTTCGCTTTTAATTCCCTCCAGGCCTGAGCGTCCCTGTATAACTCCATCCAGTCCACGAATCGCATCGTCACCAGCCATTCGCACCGGTCTTTCCTGTGGAATACCGCCGGCAGAAGCCCCTTAGTGGCATCCCTGACCGCCTGTGATACCGCATCCAGAAGGTTCAGCTTCTCCACCCGCTTGCACTCTATATGGATGCCTGGGAGCCCTACCACATCCGCATCACCGGAGGCCCCACAGTACTGCTGCCCCCTGCGGCAGTCATAACCGTACTCCCTCAAAAGCCCTGCCAGCTCACGCTCCCCGCGCTTGCCTTTCTCTCTCTGTGATTTTCCCATGCTGTTACCTTTCAAAAAGGGGCGGCGGTCAAAAGGTACAAACCCGGCCGCCCCGGCCAACACCTCTGGTCATTTAATACCGTGACATATCAAATCCCACCAAAAGGCTGCACTGCTTATCCGATGATTGTAATATGGTCTCTTACATTTGGCTGCATATGGGACACTGCCTGCGCCAGATATGCCTTGATATTTGCTACTGCCTCATTCCTCCAGAGGCCGTTCTGTGCCTCTTGGAGCATAAAGGTAGGCTCTCCCTTGTCACCCACGCGGAACACGAACGCACTGGCAGGCTGTCCCACCTCCTGGAAGGTACGATACGGGACCAGTGTCACCGGATTCGGCACCTTCACATCTGCCTTTGCTGCTGCGCCTACCGTCATAACAGCCACCTGGGAGATCCCATCATCTGCATAACTCTGATCGTTCTTTCGTTCCACATTCCCGGCCATCTTCTGGACCAATTTCCAGATCCTCACTGGACTGGAAATTGGCCTGCAGCTCGATCATGAATGCCTCCTGATCGTACCAGTGGCCGAAACGGAACTCATTTACCTCTGCATTTACCTCAAACAGGCACTCTCTTGTACGCTCTGCATCCAGCGCAGTGATCAGACGCACCCGCTTGGGATTTACGATATGGATAATCATATCCGTATCCTTCGGGAACTCCTCATAGCAGGCCCCGATGTAGTCAAGAAGGGCGGTAAGACTGGAAGCCTCCAGTGCCGTCGCCTTGTCTGTGTTGTCATAACGCTTTAAGCTCTTGTTTGCATATGTATGTCCGCAGATCTCAATGACCTCGGTCTTCTCGTTTTCTCTTGCCAGCCCCTCAACGTGCTCTAATGCAGCCTTTAATCCTTCCAACATCGTTTTGTCCTCCTTATTCTTCTATGTTTCTTGCTTCATAACAGTCGCAGCAGTCCTGATACATCGTATAGTCTCCGTACCCTTCCGACTCCTCACAATCACAGATGAAATCCACATCATCATCATGCAGATGATACCTGCAGGTTCCGCAGCATTTCTTTTCTGATGCCATTTCCCTCTCCTTATCTTCCATATGCCTGTCTTAAGTCAATCGGCCCGGCCTGTACCGGCTCTTCAAAAATCTCCCCTGTTTCCGGATCAAACTCCGGTTCCTGCCGGACATCCGTATAAGCTGCCGCAGGTGTCTCCCTTATGGAAGTTACCTGCGGAAGGCCGCTTCCGGGCTCCGACATACTGATCCGGCCAGTCCGGCCATCCTGGCCTACCAGGAATACGGTCTCAGATTTTTTGAATCCTGCCAGCTTGGTGCTGACTGAGAAATCAACCTTCAGGTTTCCACGGCCAGCAGGCTTGAATTTAATGTTTACCGTCATTCCCCGGACGGCTTCCGGATCCGTGTTAGGATCCATGATGTTGCGCCCGATCTGGGTCAGGGCCATCTGGAACTTTTCTGCCAGCTCCCCGTTCGCTATCGTATCAAACGTGATTGCCATATGCTGTTCTCACCTCCTTCCTTATCCAAAGAATGCACTGGCAGCATCCTGAGGCTGTGGCGCCGGCTGGGATGCAGGCTCAGGAGCCGGATCCTGCGCAGGTTCTGGCCGCTCTTCTTCCTCTGTTGGCACATCTGCGACTACCATATCCGCATCGCTCTCCACATAATCCTTCGTGCCATCCTCATGAATGACTGCCATATCTGCATCTATGGCCTGTACCAGATCAATCGACATGATACCCCACTTGCTAATCAGCTGCCGGAGCATGGTCTTGTAGGCCATCCCATCAAAATCCTTGGCCCAGAATGTCCACTTCGTCCCATTCCCCAGATCCTTCTTATATCCAGGACTGTATTTCTTGGCATGGTTCTCCATCTTTTCCCGGCTCCAGTACATAGACTTACGGAAACCATTCGTATACTCAAACATAGCGTAATAACCCATGGTCGGTGTATTTTCCCGTTCATCTTCATCTTCGATCAGATGCACCTCAATTTCTTCATTAAGCGGATCAAACCGGATCAGCTCTCCCTCCTTGATCGCCACCACCGTCAGTTTCTTATACTGGCCGCTGCGGGTAGCAAGCTGGATATATCCCTTATATCCAAGCTGAAACTGGGCCTCCTTCTCTCCTTTTGACCGGTTATCATATGGCACCATATAATACTGGCCCAGCTGTGGGCTGGGGGAAAGGTTCAATGATTCTCCCAGCAGTGCCGCGCTTAATATGCTGCTGTTGGTACACTCCTGTAACCCTGGATTGGTCTGAACTGCTGAAACAATACTTGAAATAAAACGCGTGCCGTTCTTTCCTCCCACTACCTTGTTGATCTGATCTTTTACTGCATCCTGGGTCAGATATGCCGTAAGTCCCATTCTCCGCTGTCTGTTTGCAAGATTGTTATTTACTGCCATAACTCCTTATCCTCCTTAATTCTTCGGTACCGGCTCAAACCGGATGCCGTTATCGTTTAAAAATGCCTTAAGTTTCATCAGCTGCGCCATGGTGGCATATACCCGGAAGTCAATCACATTGACCGGTTCCTCTACGGTTTCCATCTTCTGGGGCATTTCCTTAGGTGGCTCCGGTTCGGTTGCTCTTCCGGCCTGCATAACCCGGTCGGCCTCTGCCTTTCGGGCGGCCTCACGTTCTGCCTTCCGGCGTTCCTGCTCCTCCATGTACAGGCGCCGGTTCTCCGCTTCCGCCTCCAGCTGGTTCCGTTTTGCCATGGCGGCGCCGATATCATAGGTCTGTAAAAATACCTGCTTCATATCCCCAGCATAAGGGCTGTCCACCTCATTCAGGATCGCCAGACCCTCATCTACCTTCTGGATCAGTGCAAGGATCTCCTCTTTGATGGACTTCATGGTAGTGGATGCATTGGCATACTGGGGCTTCATCACCCGGTCAAAGGGGAGGTGCTGGCCGATATCATGGATATTGGCCTCATAGAACTCCTTGATCTTTGCCGTCTTTTCTTCCCTCTGGCGGCTCTCATAATCCTTGATCTGAGTATCAATCTTATCAATGGCACCCTGGACGATCCCGGTCAGCTCCTTGATCTGCTCACCAAACAGCTCATCCGGTTCCAGAAGCTTCTTGCGGATCGCAGTCCGCTCTCCCTTCACAGCCTCTACAAACTTATTCAGCGTGACCCGGTCGGCCTTGGCTGCTTTGATGGTTTCATCTGTGTAGACGGTTGCCGCATATTCCTTAGCTTTGGCTGTAACCTCTTCCTTCAGCTCCTCGAAATTCCATTCGATCTTCTTTAAATATCCGCCTTCCTGCGGATTATAGATTTTTAATTCCATACGTTCCTCCTCTGCCTTTATATCGTCGGGAGAAGCAAATCCGGCCTGTGGCCTTCCACTACGCAAGTCCAGAAACGCTGTTCTGCTTCCACCAGATACCGGATATCCTCCTCAATGTCCTTTCTTTCGATGAAATAGTGCTTGACTGTAATCCGCAGTTCCCCATGCCATTCGCTCTTAAGCTGGGCTTTCAAAACTGCAAAATCATACTCTGTCACTGCCAGATAATGGAGCACCTGGCAATAATAATTGTCCGGTATCTTACCATTCCATTTTTCACGCTGCATACTCTGTAGAATATTAGTGGTCTTGATTTCCAGTATCCCGCGCCGTCCCTGCTCATCCACCAGCTCACCATCCAAAGAAGCATGCATCCACGGGTACCGGTCGTTGATGAACATATTATCTTCATCGTAGAATACCTGATATTCCGGGAAATCCATGGAGAACAGTGCCCGTAGATGTTTTTCTGCTTCTGTGCCGTACCGGACATAATCCTTATCTGAAATATCCTCCGGCATCACCAGCCCCATCTTTTCTTCCCACAGCTGCACGTTGTCTTTGTACGGGTTCATACCTACACAGGCACTGGCATCCGACCCGCCGATATGGTTCTTCCGGCCCTTAAGCCATTCCTCCCGGCTGGCAAATATATGCTTAGTGACTGCCATCCGCAGCACCCTCCCTCTTCATAATCTTTCCGCAGTTCGGACATGGTGTGATCTCCCCAAGGAGGGACCACATCCAGACACCACAGGAGCAGGCTAGGAAGTAAAACGGGGATGTAATCCTGACCTGGCTGCCGGGGTATGTAGTGGGGCGGGTCATTTGGACAGCCTTTCCAGGCATTTCTCCTTCGCTGCTTCACCTACGATACGAGCTAATTCTGTCAATACATGAACAGCACCCAAATCATCAACAGCCATACTGCTAACTGCATCCACCATACTTTTGGCAAGACATTTAGTAAGGTCATCTGAGGATATGTTTTCTCTCTCACCTATGCAGATCACCGTTGTGTCCACTCCATTCTTCTCCTTATTGCCTGTCAGACAGATTGCAAAAGCAATCTCGCTTTCAACTGTTTTTTTGATTCCCTCATATAAAATTGTTGTGTTTACCATTGATTTTTCTCCTGTTCTCCTTCATAATAGAGGGTGTTGATTTTTAGTTTCTGGGCCTGCCACAGCTGCAACTGTGCAGGTCCTTTTTCTTCCTGTAACTCAGGCACGGGTACATCCTGCTCCGCTCTATACACCGGTTCTTATTACGGCAAGTACCGCAAGCATCCTTCTTCATCCTTCCTCACCTCCTCTCACAGTGTTATCATCCCGGAAGCCACCAACAGCAGCACCGTCTCCGCACCCAGAAGGAACGCCATCACGGTAGACAGCCGGCCGAACAGCCGCACATCCTTATGGCTCTGCCTGAGCTGCTCCCCGGCAATCCGGCCTAGCTTGAGGATCTGCTCCTCTTCCTCCTGAGTGACTACAATGCCCTCCGCTGGGGGCTGATACTTAATTGCTTCTGATTGCATGATTCCCTCCTTCTTCCGGCTGTGCCACCGGATACTTCTCTATAAATTGTTCCAGATCCGAACCCCGGATCTTTTTCTGCCCTAATAACAGGTACGGCAGCTGTCCGGTGTTTATCAGTTCATATACCTTTGAGGTATTGACCCGTAAAACCTGGGACACTTCCTTGACCGTATATAATGGTTGATAGGGTGCTACCATCTTTTTTCACCTCCCTTGTCATTTCTTCCCCTCTGCCCTATACTGTACTCACAGGCCCCGCCAGGCCAAGTACAAAAGAAAGGGCATTATTATGAACACAGATTACCAATCTCTCATAGCCGCAATTTCCGCATTTCAAAATTCTTTAGAAAAAATGAATGTGGATTTGACCGCTGCCTACTCCCCCATAATTCAATCCATTTCACAAATGCAAAGTATACTTGCTTCTGCCATGTATCCACAGGCAATCTTAACCACTCGAATGCAAGATATGTTAAATACTTTGCTGATACCTATTCATGAAATGCAGTATTCTGTGAATGTATCAATTGCAAATAGTATTGCTAATTCTTTAACTGCTAACGACTTTGTTATCCAAGATTTAACAAAAGATATTCAGAAGAACCTTGTTAATTTTAGCTCCCATATCTCAACTGCTTTTTCTTCGATATTGGAAAATATTTCATTTCATCAGGAATATGTAGAAGTGCCTGAATATTTATACTCTTTGACTATTCATGAGAATGAATATCCACAAGAAATTCCTCTTACCGTTGAGACCCCACTTCCAAAACGACGTATAACGCTGGAGTTCTTTTTAAGTTGTATATTACCGAATATAATTGCTTTATTCAGCGTGTGGCTGACCATCTACTATCACAACATAGATGCATCTTCTCAAAATACCTCTGCACAAGCTGAAGCCGCTATGTTCGAAAGTTACACTGAATCGTTGAATCGCCTTAATGACTCTGTATCTGCACTCAACGATTATTTAGTATCTCAGTCAAAGTTGTCTCCAGATTCATGTTCAAGTGTTGCAACAAATTCAAATGCTGTTCCTGCAGCAGCTGAATCTGATTCCGCAACTGCTGGTGAATCTGAAAATCTTGATACGCCCCAACAGCCTGATTAATTGATATAACCGCTATTGCTATCCAAACCATAGTGATATGCGGTTTATTTTTTTCTTCCATCTCTCTCACCTCCCGTCCTCAGCCTCTACGAAATACTCCACCGGAACATCGAAATACTTGGCGAGGATAAGAAGTTTATCCAGTTTTGGATTACTTCGACCACTCTTCCAATCAGAAAAAGTGGATTTCGTAATTCCAGTATCTGTTGATACTCTGTAATCTGTCACATTTCTTTTATCTCGTAATGCAACATATTTTTCATACATATTTTTCTCCTTTCCGAACTTTTCTATTGATTTTAGTTCGGAAATCAGTTATAATACATTTACCAGACATAAAATAACAAACAACACTTGGCTGTTTTGATTTCCGAACTTTGTATTTGTATTATAAGACGGATTTCAGAACTTGTCAATAGTTTTTTGTACGGATTTTCAAACTTTTAAGGAGTTCATTATGTACGAAATTTATTGCAAGTTACGAAATGAAAAAGGTGTTAAAGATTCTGACGTTGTAAAAGCAACCGGAATTACAAAATCTACTTTCTCTGATTGGAAAAGCGGGCGAAGCAAACCTAAAAATGATAAGCTGCAAAAGATAGCTGACTATTTTGGCGTAACATTAGACTATCTAACAACTGGAAATGATGATATGATAAAAGAAAAGCCCCCTATGTTAACCGCCAGAGATGAAAGGGATATAAAAAAGGATCTTGATTCGCTAAGAGAAAAATTACTTAATAAAGATTTAGGGCCTGCTGCATATGATGGGGAAGATATACCTGATGATGATATCGAACTCTTTTTAGGCCAAGTGAATCTTATGTTACACAGATTAAAAGTAAAAAACAAAGCAAAATATGGCAACAAAAATAAAAAGTAGGTGAGTCCAGCCTTGAATAACACGATAAAAAAGAAAGTTGCTTATTACATAAAAAAATATCAGACAAACGATCCTTTTACTTTAGCTGAGGCACTCGGAATTGAAGTTGCAATTGGTGATATCGGCACGCGATCAGGGTGCTATATGTATCTAAAGCGCAATAAATGTATCTGGATAAATGAAAATCTTGAAGGAAATGAACGCTTATTTGTCATGGCGCATGAATTAGGTCATGCAATTCTTCATCCTCGTGAAAACTGCTATTTCATAAAGCATAAAACTCTCTTTCTTAATTCGCGTAAAGAGCAAGAAGCCAACAAATTTGCCGTTGAATTTTTAATTTCAGATGAAGTTCTATATGAATATTTCAGATATCAGAACTATACAATCGAACAGGCAGCACGTGTATTGGGTTATCAAAAAGAATTGATTGAATTGAGATTAAAATAGCCAATGGCGTTTTAATAAATAAAGTCAAAAGAGGTATGTGGTATGAAAAAAAGAAAGTGGTATCTTCAAACATGGTTTATTTGTATTCTATTTATGTTTTGGCCCTCTATTATTTCTATTATTGTAGGAATAGTATTGCTCACATTACAAATGATTGAAAATAATAAACTGGAAAAAAAATATGGGGATATCGATTCCTTAAATAATAAAATCACTGATCTTGAAAAGGAAATTGATAATAAAAAAACAGACTACAATAATCTATGTGATGAAATCAATGTCTTAGAAGGTGGTGTTTTATGCCAGCATTATTGTTTTGCTGATTATGATGGGATTTCATCTGAAGAATGCAAAAATAATTTAGCTGTTCTAAAATTGGAGGAGCAAAATTATATCAAAAATTCCAATTTTATAAAGACATACGGAAATTCTCCTAAAAAAATGTTAAATGCCAATACCAAACAGATACTGCGCTGTTTTAATGCTGAATGCGATAATGTTTTATTAAATCTTTCCATTAAAACCATTGATTCTGCAAGAAACAAAATAACAAAATCCTTTGAAACTCTCAATAAATTATTTGACGTTGATAATGTGCAACTGAACCAGAAACTCTTACAATATAAATTAGATGAGCTGAATCTTGTTTACACATATGAATTAAAAAAAGAGCAAGAACGCGAACAGCAAAAGGCTATCAAAGAGCAAATGATAGAGGAAGAGAAAGTTCGAAGAGAAATAGAACGTCAAAAAGCCAAACTCGAAAAAGATCAAACCCAATGTTCCAATGAAATCAACCGTCTTATAAAATATATGCAAAAAACCCAAGATGATGTGGAAAAGCAATTATACATTGATAAAATCAAAGAATTAAATGATAAGCTAAAACAATTAGATGCTGACAAGGCAACCGTTCTGGAACGTGAGGCCAATGCCCGCGCAGGTTATGTCTATATTATTTCTAATCTTGGCTCTTTTGGTCAGGATGTATATAAAATAGGAATGACACGCCGCCTAGAACCTATGGATCGTATAAAAGAACTTGGAAGTGCTTCTGTTCCTTTCGAATTTGATGTACACGCCATGATATTCTCAGACGATGCTCCTGCTCTTGAAACAGCTTTGCATCAAGCTTTCGAAAAACAAAGTGTAAATCGAGTAAATCTAAGAAAAGAATTTTTTAAAGTATCTTTAGATGATATAGAAAAGGTAGTTAAAGAAAATTTTAATAATACAGTTAAATTTACACGAATTCCAATAGCTAAAGAATATAATGAAACTCTTGAAATTTTAAAACAGGAACAGTCTGCTTAATAACGCAAAAACCGCCCCTGCGCCAACAGGAACGGCTTTAAAATAAATTTGCTGTACAGACCGGAGGCCAATACAATATGATCTGAACACCCATATTGTACCATACCTCCACACACCTGTACAGGTGTATTTTTTATACCCAAAAATATGCGACGTCGCAACAAATAGGAGGAATGATTATGGGACAATTAAGAACACGCAAGCGCGGAACAACCTGGGAGTGGTCTTTTGAGGGAGCACGAATCAACGGCAAACGTAATTCCATCAGCAAGGGCGGATACCGCACTAAGACGGAAGCTCTGGCTGCCGGAACACAGGCAAAGGCGGAGTATGATAATGCCGGATCCCACTTTGTACCATCTGAGATATCTGTATCGGATTTCTATCAGCTTTGGCTGGAAAAATATTGCAAAACAAATCTCAAAATAGATACCTACTTGAATTATAAGAAAAAAGTATCTCTCCACATCACTCCGATTCTTGGAAGCTATTATTTAAAATCTCTAACCCCTGCCATTATACAGGGATTCATAAATGATAAATTCAATGCAGGGTATAGCCGAAATACGCTATCCGTGCTCAAAGGGCTTCTGACAGGTGCCCTTGACTATGCCGTAGAGCCTATGCAATTCATTAAATACAATCCTGCCAAAAGCGCAAAATTGCCACCCAAAAGGGCAACTTCCCAGATACCTACACGAAAAAAGATTCGTACTCCTATATCCGCTGAGGAATGGAGCATTATTATCGGCAGATTCCCGGAAGGGCATTCCTGCCATATCCCTCTACAGCTTGCATACCGATGCGGTTTACGGCTTGGGGAATCGTTCGCGCTTACCTGGGACGATATTGATTTTGAGAACAGCACTTTGAGTGTCAATCAGCAAATTCAGAATGTAAACGGCGCTTGGGTTTTCAGTAATCCGAAATATGATAGTTTCCGAACGATTGAATTAGATGAAAAAATGCTCAGTCTGTTGCGTAATACATACAACCACCAAGTTAAAGCAAAAGAATTTTATGAACAGTATTATACTCAACTCTATGTGGACGATCAATGCGTCCTGAATGCCGATGAACGCGGAAAGCCTATTCATATGATAAACTGTCGTGAAAATGGTACTTATATCCAACCCAGAGTTATGCAGCACTGCTGCCGTGTGATCCATTACAATCTTGGCTTTAAAGATTTTGACTACCATTCCCTCAGACATACTCATGCAACTATGCTGCTGGAGGCCGGTGCCGATATAAAAGACGTTCAAAAAAGATTAGGACACAAACATATTGATGTTACTCTTAACATATACAGCCATGCAACCCCTCGCATGGCCGCACATACGATTGATATTTTAAATCAAATCGAATAATCATTTGTCTACCACTCAAAAAAGGGTTGACAAATGGTAGACAAAACCGCATTTATATCCCAAAAGTCACAAAAGAGGAACCGTCAAAAGACGATTCCCCTCTCTGTTTAAAAGTTCATTTTTCCTTGTAAATCCAAGGTTTTTTATTAGAACTTGCCTTCTTTTGCTGCTTCCTCAATCGAAACAGCTACAGCTACGGTAGCGCCAACCATTGGGTTATTACCCATACCGATCAGACCCATCATTTCTACGTGAGCAGGAACGGAAGAGGAACCAGCGAACTGTGCGTCAGAGTG